GAAGGGCGAACCAATCAACGCCCTGCAGAGGTTCCTCAACTCTGTCGGTAACGCCTTGCGAGTTATGATGGGTATGAAGACAAAGCCCGTAAATTCTGCGTTGAACCAAGCAGATCAGCTAATAAACGCTATGCTGTCGCCTGCACCTGACTCTCGTTTTGCTGGCGAAATGTACATGATGCACAACGTCATGGACACGATTAAGAACATCGGTTCTCGTCGTAGCGTGCCGACCACAAAAAGCGATAAGGTCACATTTATTGAACGCCTCAAGGACGTGCTTGACGGTAGGGGTGCAGCTAAAGCTAAAGAAGTTCTTCTACTATCGCTGCCCATACAGGCAGTTGTTGATCTGTCTGTTAAATACAAAATGGGCGCACCTGCTGCGAAGTTACAACGAGAGATAGAAAAACAGATAGGCGATACAAACAAAGCCGACGAGAGGGTCGATGCCACAATGAAAAAGCTGGAGGGCTGGTTCAAAGCCAACCCAACGCTTAAAGAAGCATTTGATCGCGTGGTCTATCGAAGCACCATCGAACATGTCGATCCTAGTCAGCCAAGAAGCAAGTATACAGACCCCGAGCAGTTGAAAGCATGGGATGACATGCAGGCTGATTGGCGCAGCCTCTCTGCTACAGGGGGTGACAAGATTTACGCAGAGATGCGCGATGCCTACAAAAAGACGTTTGAAGAATTGAAAGCGGTCATCGGAGGTCAGATCGACGACATAATTGAAGACCCCGCAGAACGTAGGAAATTACGAGAGTCCGTATACGAGAAGATGTTCGAGGGTAAGACCATAGAGCCTTACTTCCCGTTGACTCGTAAAGGCGATTTGTGGCTGCGCTACGACGCGTTCAATGAGCGCACGCAAACCACAGAACCCGTGTATGAAGCGTTTGAAACGCACCAACGCAGAAAAGATAGAATAAAAGAGTTGGAAGGAGACCCAAGAGTTCGTAGCAAGCCTAAAGAGTATGCCAATATAAACAGCATAACTTTTGGTGATGCGCCTTCTGGCTCTTTCATGCGCGATGCGCTCGACATCCTGAAAGCTAACCAACCTAAAAATCCGACGAAAGAAGAACAGGATCGGTATGACGAGCAAAGAGAGCAACTCATGCGGTTGTTCATACAATCTTTGCCTGAAACGTCTTTTGCAAAGTCCATGCAAAAACGTCAGGGTTATGAAGGCTACAATACTGACGCCATGGAAGCGTTCCGCACAAAGGCGTACGACCTGTCTAGGCAGGTGCAGCGTCTTAAATACAGCAACAGGATACGTGCAGTAGAAAACGAACTACGCGCTGCATGGAAGGCCAGTGGCTCTGGAGAGCAAGGTCAGGCAGTGCTGGACGAGTTGTTGAAACGCGCATCCTTCGCTCGCAACCCACCAAACGATTTGACCAATCAGCTTGCAGCACAAGCCAACAGGTTTGCGTTCCTAGGCACGATTGGTTTCAACGTATCATCTGCTGTCGTTAACCTGTCGCAGGTGCCTTTGATTATGGTCCCACTGTTGACCGGCAGGTATAGA